AAAAGTCTAACAGATCTTCACTGGGCACTATCAAATACCAACGAGGTTCTTTATGACCTTGTGGGAATCAATTTTCCACAATCAGACAATCTAGAAACATACTTAGATCAAAGTCTGCTTAACCGCATACATGCTGAATGGGTATTTTCACAAAAGCACAAAATTCAGGTGCATGAATTGAGATTTAGTCAAAACTCAAATACTGCTAGACTAGGAGAACAACTGCACGATCAGTTCTCTGATGAAATATCGGAAACAAGATTGGCAGTGGCTATGCAACATCTTGGACGCATCCTCTCATACGAAGATGTGAACATGGCAGTTCATAGATTGGAATCAATTTTTACCGACCACATTGAGTTTAATGCCGACAGCAAGTGGGAAGTATTTGATAATCCATTTCGAAAGACATCTATGGTATCTAATCCGGATCGAATGAACTTTACGTTTGGATATACCTATGTGGGCCGGCAACTTTATAACAAGTTTGAATATTTTGACATGAATCTCGATTGCGAAGATCATTACAACTATGAGACCTTGGAATACTCGTTCAATCTCAATCTACAACAACCTGAGACTGTGGCGTTTAGTCCGGAATTTCTGGCATGGTGTGATCGTCATGGTCGCAGGCCCATGGCCAATCAAGTTCCTATCGCCAACGTGATTGATCTAGATAACCACTTGACAGAGTATCGCAAAATACTTTATAATAACTCACAGGCAAACAACTCTGCCAGCATTATTTTATATTGAAAGAAACTATCATGGGAAAACCATTTGACGTAAGCAAATTCCGTAAGGAAATCACCAAAAGCATCGAAGGCCTTTCAATCGGCTTCAACGATCCAACCGACTGGATCAGCACAGGTAACTACGCACTAAACTATCTAATCTCAGGAGACTTTAACAAAGGTATTCCTCTAGGCAAAGTCACTGTGTTTGCCGGTGAATCTGGTGCAGGTAAATCATACATCTGCTCCGGCAACATCATCAAGAACGCCCAAGCACAAGGCATCTATGTTGTGTTGATCGACAGTGAAAACGCATTAGACGAAGACTGGCTCAAAGCACTAGGAGTGGATACCGGCCAAGACAAGCTGCTTAAACTTAGCATGGCCATGATTGACGATGTGGCCAAAACAATCAGCACATTCATGAGCGACTACAAGGCCCTGCCGGACGGTGAGCGACCTAAGGTAATGTTTGTGATCGACTCATTGGGTATGTTGCTTACACCTACTGATGTGAATCAGTTTGATGCAGGCGACATGAAGGGCGACATGGGTCGTAAACCAAAGGCACTTACAAGTCTTGTTCGTAATTGTGTGAACATGTTTGGTTCATACAATGTGGGCTTGGTTTGCACCAATCACACATACGCAAGTCAGGACATGTTTGACCCTGATGATAAAATATCCGGCGGTCAGGGTTTCATCTATGCCAGTTCAATTGTTGTGGCTATGAAGAAACTCAAACTCAAAGAGGACGAGGACGGCAACAAGATCACAGACGTCATGGGTATCCGTGCTGCTTGTAAAGTGATGAAAACACGCTATGCAAAACCCTTTGAAGGCGTGCAAGTCAAGATTCCATATGAGACAGGAATGAGTCCTTTCTCCGGCATGGTGGATCTCATGGAGAAACGCAGTCTGTTGAAGAAAGAAGGAAATAGCCTTGTGTTTGTGACCAGCGATGGCGAGATAATCAAGAAGTTCCGTAAGAAGTGGGAAGCCAATGAAGAAGGCTGTTTGGATCGTGCCATGGCTGACTTTGGCAATCACAGGGAAGAGGTAAGTATCGTAGAGGAGGCGGCAGAATGAATGAAGCAGTAGCAGTGGCCAGCGAAATGTGGTCGGAACTCAAGCGTTATGTAAACACCGTAGATCGGACCGAAGCAGCCGAAACAGTTGTGGCTATATTGATTGACAACGACTGTGATGTGGATGATATCAAAGAAACATTCAAAGGTGAACCTGATATCAAACGTGCATTGACCGCATATCTCGACAATGACAAATCCTACGAGGACGATGATGATGAAGATGTTGAGGAAGAAATAGATTATCACGAGGATGACTGGGAAAATTGATGGCCAAATATTTTCCGATCAAGACGGCAACTTCTTGCCAATTGAAATGGAACTGGAGCACATTGGTTCTCTACAGCGGCGTGACTGGAAGTTGTCATCGATCAGGTCTTGGAAAAATAACTCCGGACACCTTTGATACTTTTCATAATACTGAAAAGAAACAAACAGATCGTAAAAGAATGTTGGATGGTGAATGGCCCGATGACAATAGCTGCTATTATTGCAAAGATATCGAACATGCCGGGGGATCAAGCGATCGCATACGACATCTTGCGATTCCAAATCAATCACCTCTAGAATTAGAAGTGGATCCCACTGCGGTGGTGATACAACCAACAGTGCTGGAAGTGTATTTCAATAATCAATGCAATCTATCTTGTTTGTATTGCATTCCTTCACTGAGCTCAAAAATAAATGCAGAATATAAAAAGCATGGGCGATTTGAAAAAAATGGTGTGATACTTGAACCGGTGCAGATAGATTCAAATTATTCTGCCATGCTAGAAAAGTTTTGGGTATGGATGAATCAATATTCAACCGGACTAGTGAGATTCACTGTGGCCGGCGGCGAAAGTTTTTATCAACGTGAACTTGAAATCTGTTTAGAATATTTTGAATCTTCGAGACACCCAAACTTGGAATTCTGTATCATAACCAACCTGACTTTACCACCGGTAAAATTGGAACAATACATACAAAGATTTAAAAAATTGATCGATCAGGGCAAACTCAAACGCATTGATATCACTTGTAGCATTGATTGCTTGGGCGCTGAACAAGAATACACAAGATACGGAATGAATGTTGATGCATGGATCGCTAACTTTGAAACATTGTTGGATCAGCCTTGGTTGACATTACATATAAATCAAGCTATCAGTGTGCTTACGATTAAGACCATGCCCGAGCTGATTGAAAAAATAAAAATATGGAAATCTAAAAGAAAGATAGGCCATTTTTTTGGTGTAGTAGAACCCGGGCCAAGCTATCTGGTTCCTAGTATTTTAGGAAACAAAGTATTCGAGCAAGACTTCAAACTGATCTTAGATAGTATGCCACGAGATACAAGTGATGATTTATCGGCTTTGCAATACATGCAAGGTATCGCAACACATTACTCTCAGTCTGAACCCGACCCAGTTGAACTACTTAAATTAAAAACTTTCTTGGATGAAACAGATCGGCGTCGTAAAACCAGCTGGCCTGATACTTTTCCTTGGTTATTGAAAGAATTACAACATGTGGTATAGCAAAGTAGTAGCTAATCTTGCTGCCATTCCGGACTTTATTGATCACTATGAGGCAGAGCTTGAACTGGCCAAACGAGATTGTAAAATCTCGGGTGTGCTGGAAAAGAACATCAGTGCCTTGCCCGGTATCACAGAACAACGCTTCAATCAACTACAAGAGATTGAAGCTGTGCTAAACTATCTCAATATCCAATTACGCAAGATACGTAGGAAGCACTTCCAAAAATATCTGGAAGGTTATGCCCGGGCACTAACTTCGCGTGATGCCGAAAAGTATGCAGAGGGCGAAGATGAAGTTGTGGATTTTGAGACCATTATCAACGAAGTGGCATTGCTACGCAATCGTTGGTTGGGTATCATGAAAGGGCTAGATACCAAACAATGGCAGATGGGTCATGTGGTTCGCTTACGCACAGCAGGTATGGAAGATATTACACTATGACCATTTCGCGTGATACATACTGTTATGAAACGCACCGCATTTGTAACAGGCATGACCGGCCAAGACGGTCCTTATCTAGCTAAACTGCTGATCGAAAAAGGCTATCACGTGTATGGCCTTGTGAAACGATATTCCAACCCTAACTTAGACAATCTACGTTGGTTAGGCATTGAGAACGATATCGAGTTGGTAACCGGTGATATCACCGATGAAAACAACATGAATCATCTCATGCAAACTCTAAAACCCAACGAGGTATACAATCTTGCAGCACAGAGCTTTGTGGGCGCAAGTTGGGATCTCAATAAACTCACAACAGAAGTGAACTCTATTGGTGTGCTGAACTTGCTCAACGCCATCCGCAGTCACAGCCCTAACACACGCTTCTATCAAGCCAGCACGTCAGAGATGTTTGGTAATGCTACCGAAGCTGGTAAACAAGGCGAACTCACTCCATTCCGCCCACGCAGCCCTTATGGTGTAAGCAAGTTATACAGCCATTGGATGACCATTAACTTCCGCGAAAGTTACAGTCTATACGCATGTTCGGGAATCTTGTTCAATCACGAAAGCCCATTGCGCGGAAGAGAGTTTGTCACACGCAAGGTCACAGATGGCGTTGCCCGTATCCGACTAGGATTGACTGATTCTATTACGTTAGGTAATCTTGAGGCCAAACGTGATTGGGGTTTTGCCGGCGACTTTGTAGAAGCCATGTGGTTGATGCTACAGCAACCCACCGCTCGAGACTATGTGATCGCCACCGGTGAACAGCACAGCATTGGCGAATTGTGTGATATAGCATTCCGTCACGTGGGTATCGAAGATTGGCAACCATTGGTTAAATCTGACCCACGATTCAAACGTCCTGCTGAACTTTATAGTTTGCTAGGTGATAGTTCCGCTGCTAGAGAGATACTAGGATGGCAACCACGCACTAAATTCTCTACCATGATCTGTGATATGGTCGATGCGGATCTAAAGAGACTTCAGTCGGCTCATCAATCTACCGATTGGTAATCCAGCTCGTATCTCGCCTAGTGTCCACTCTGTGTGGCATAATTGTTCTAACCACTCTGCTCTTTCGGGCATGAGTGGTTTTTCTATCTGGGCAAAGTCCAGGTTAGCCACTGGTGCTGCCATGCTGTATGCCCCCACAAACGCCGGCACGCCATCTATCACAGCTTGGCTGCCTGGACCAGAGTTTTCGTTGACCACAGCCCAGGCACGACCTAGATTGCTCCGGAAATCAAACTCATCGTAAGTTCCACGCAAGGCCTGTGGTTGTTGTATCTTTATTCCGGGCATGAGTGGTAGCTTCTGCCGCGGATGCGGTCGAACCACAATAGGTCTATCAGTGTGCTCACGTATACGATCAATGGTGCGCTTTAACCATTGATCGGCGGGCGGAAGTCCTGCCCATTGCTCGCTGTCACTTCTTTGCATGGCGATCAAGATGTGATCTCCTTGATGCCAGGGTTGTAATCGCATGGCTAGTTTTCTAACACGATCGGGTTCTGCACCCTCACCCCACCAGGCACGAGCATTCACGCCATTGATACCCATCTTCCAGGTGACCCCGCGCATGAGTTGCCCTACTTCCATTACTATCACAGGGCGCCCACTTGCTGTGAATTCTCGCCATATGGCTTGATTTGGAGCCATGCGCCCTGCCCATAGCTGACTCCAAATCACAGCTACGTCTGCGGTGCTATCGTGTTTGGTCACACGTATACGATGCTTTTTACAGCCTTCTTGGAATGCTTCGAAAACAGGCACAGAATTTAGTGCGCCAAATCTATTAAAAATACTGATGTTTGTCATGTGTAGTAAATAGTTATTCAAAACTGGAGGCCTATGACAAAATACGCAGTGGTGACTACATTCAATCAATCGGGATACGACAAGTATGCCAGTCGGATGATTGACACATTTTTAAAAAATTGGCCCAGAGAAGTTGATCTCTATGTGTATACAGAAGATTGCACAATAACACAAACAGCCCGAAATCTACATGTGAGAAACTTACATGAAGTCAGTCCGGAGATAGTTGCTTTCAAAGAGAAATGGGGATCTAACCCCCGAGCTCGCGGAGAAGTAGCCACGGGCTCTGTAGATGCCAAAGGCAAAGCACCTGGGCTAGGATTTCGCTGGGATGCTATACGTTTCTGTCACAAAGCATACAGTGTGTTCCATGCTGCCGCCAACTGTGATACTGATATTCTGTTTTGGATGGATGCTGACATGGTGTGTCATACCCGACTCAACGAAGCATTTTTAGTGCTACACATGCCTTCAACTGTGGGACTGGCATATTTAGGCAGAGAGAAGAAGTTCAGCGAATGCGGACTGTATGGTATGAACTTGAATAACACCGTCACTAGACTATGGCTTAAAGAGTTCCAGTTGGCCTATGATTCCGGCCGCCTGATGACCATGGCTGAATGGAATGATTGTTGGGTGTTTGATGAAACTAGAAAAGAAGTGCAGGCCCTACACCCTGAATGGACAGTGTTAAATTGGA